ATTCTCGACGGCGCGTGCGGCGCGTGGAGGGCTCAAGGGCACTTCACGGTTCAGCCATCCCTTTATCGCCGCCTTGACGTTCGCCGCCTTGGGCTTGGGCTTCTGGAACGCCAAGTTGGTCACGAGTTTCTTGTACGCCTCAGTCTTGTTGGCCGGCATCCAATTTGGGATTGAAATTCGGGACGTGTAACGGGCCCGGGGTGCCTCGTTCGTGCGAGCAACCCGCGTCTCCTTCACGAACCGCTTGTAGAGACGGTCTATATTCGCCTTGAGCGGTTTCCCGCGAGCACCCAGAGGCAACTTGTCGTAGTTCTTCATGAATAGGGCGTCGTTGCCGTTTCTGGACATGTTCCCGAGGTTCGTGGCGAGTCTGGTTGCGTACTCGAGTTCAAGGGCAAAACGGGCGTTGTTCCCTGCGTTCGAGTTGACTGAGCTGGGAGGCGTCGCAGACTTCTTGCGCGCCGGGCTCGGCACTCTGGCCGGTTTCTTGCCCGCCGCGTGGGCCCTGAGGGTATTGAAGCGGTTCGCCTTGGCAGTGGAGTTGTATTCTGCATGCAAATTAGCCGGTAAGAGCTTTTTGGCAATCTTGTTCTGCTCTTCGGTGGGTATGGTCGCCCAGGCGCGTCGCGTCTGGACACCCTCACTTGTCGTCTTCTCTACGCGCCCATTATTCAGGAACGTATAGAAGGTGCCGTTCACCAACACGTCATACGCCCTGTTGAGCTTGTTAGACACGCCGGACTTGTTCTGGATCAGGGCAATCAGACGAGCCGGCGCCATCTTCGCATTCGCCTCTGGGATGTTCATGTTGCGTGCGATGGCCAGGAGCTCAGCCTTGGTCAGGCGGGTCGCCTGGCGGTTATTGATGCGGAGGATACGGTTCAGACCCATCTTTATCACGTGCTGCAGGCCCGGCTTGAAGCTGTTATTGCCGACTGTAACCACGTTCGTCTTGACGTTGGCCGGGATCTTGAAGATGGCCCGGACGGTCGCGGGGATGTTACGCCCTGCGTCCATGTACGCCTTGATGACCGTCTTGCGCCCGGCGGCAATTCCAGCCGGTACAGCGAACCAGTACGGCTGCTTGCCCGGACCGGGCCGCACGTAGAACCCATTCTTGGTGGCGTTCCAGCTCGGCGCACGGCGGTTCTTGGGGGCTGCCGCCTTCTTGACTGACGTGGCCGCTGCGTTCGCAAGGGGGTGACCAGCCCGGATAAAGGCGTTCAGAGTCGCACGAGGGATGGGCACGCGCGCATTCGCAAACGCCTTGGCAACCTTGGGCCCCACACCCGACATGTTCAGGGCGCCGCGGTTGACCCACTCACCCGACTGGAGCTCCTTCTCCATCTTGCGCCATTTGTACAGGCGCGGCTTGCCGTTGGTGCCTGGCCGGACGTAAAACCCCTGGGGTGGCGTCATATTCCAGGACGATGCGAGAGGGTTCCGGTTCGCCAGCTTGGCCTTCTTGGTAGCGGCAGCCTGTACCCCCGGACGCCGAATGGCCGCCTCCTTGCCGAGATTCATAGCCAAAAACGCCACCAGGTCGTATTTCGGACCAAAAAACTCCTTGAAGAGTTGGCGGGGAGCGTCACGCTCGGACGGGTCTTTGATACCCGTGAAGAGGACTGTGCCGTTCTGGAAAAACTGGTACGTCCACTTGGGGTTCTTGAGCTTGAGGACGATGGCAGGCGGGCCGCCCACTGCCGCATCGTAGGTGCCTACGCGTTCGACCATAGTCTTGGGAAGCGTCAAGAGCTGCTCACGGAGGTCATCGAGAATGAAAGGTCTATTGACGTAGAAAATGCCATCAATCTTTTTGTAAGTGGGCGGCGCTTGGGCGAGGAACTTGGGCGCCCAGCCGTTCCGGACGATGGCCAAGATGGCTGCTTCGTAGTTGCCCAGTCCCATGACGTCAAAGTACTTGTCGGTCAGGACTATGGTCTGCTGACCCTTCTTGGCTACAATCTTATCGACATCTTCAGAGTCGCCTATCCATCCCTGACCAGGGACCCAACGGACGACTGGCTTTTTGAAACTCCCCTTGTAGCCCATAATCTCCGAGAAGCCCTTGGGGGTCGACTCGAATACAGAACGGAAATTCGTGGGCAACTTAAAGGTGACTATCTTGGCCGTCAGGGCTGAGGCCGAAGTCTTCCAGCTTCCCTGACTGTTTGTAAAAACGCGCTTCTTCCGGAAGATCGACTGGATCTTCCGGGCGGCCGCGGTTCTGGGGGTGTTCCCCGGCATCTTGCTACTACTTTAGAACATTTTATTCGTCGTTCTTGAAATCCAGACCGTAAATTATAGGCTGGGTCGCGTACGCCTGTCCTTGGTACATCTTGGACTCGACGCGAACCTCGAGCTCCTTTGAGCTGAACGGTCCGGCGTAAAAGTCTGGGTTGAACTTGAACGTGCCCAGGTTGTTTTCACGACAGTGCTGGTTGAACTGAGCGACGAATATCTTCTGAGGTACGAAGAATTCCGGACCGAACTTGAACTTCTCCGAGCACAGGAAGTGCTGGAGCGAGTTCGTAACGGTCGCCACCTGGCTTCGGATAGTCTTGAAGTACTTGGGCAGTACGTTCCAGATGTCCTTGTCGGCGTACTTTGCCGCGTAGTCCAGATAGGCCCGCAGACACTTGCAAAGGATGGCGGGCATCTCAGCCTCGAGCTTGTACTCGAGGTGCGGATCAGCCACGTCAGGTGCGATTTGGCGACCAAAATTGACCGTGGCCAGGCGACGCAGGATCGAACCCGAATTGTCCTTCCAGTTCGGCACCTCATTTCCACCCAAAATTCCAGGGGTCGTCCATTGCATGCTCAGGGCCGTCTCGCATTTGCGCGCAATGCTGACGTCCTCGCCAGACACCAAAGACTGAAACTCAGCCTGCTCGAGCTGCAGGTCACCCTTGATCTCGGGGCTGATGAACATGAACCCCTTGTAGATGCTCGAAAGGCCAAACTTCTTCTCGATGTTGTTCGAGAGGGTCGCAACGTCTTCACACTCGTAGAACCGACGGGCCACCTTGGTGATCAGGGTCGACTTGCCTGACTGGGCGATACCCTTGAGGAAGGGGATGACCTGCCAGCCGTCCAGCTCGTTCACATCGAAGCACAGGCGCCCCATGAAGACGTAGACCCACCGAGCCACATCCTCTTCGAAGCGCTGATAGTCTAAAACCTTCTGCATGTGGGGCGTCGGGATGTCATACCAGTCCTCGACGTCATCGTACGGATCGAAAGGTTGGTCGAAGTACTTGCACGAGACGAGCGTCGGGTCCAGATCCTCAAACTCCGTGCCGTCATAACGGTAAAACTTCATCTGACGACGACCAGAAGCGTCTTTTATCATCTCAAGGGGCCGGGCGTCGAGCAGACCGTTCTGGAAGGACCAGACGTGACGGTCCTTTTTGATTTCAGAAAACTGAATATCCTTGCAGTTGGTCAAGTGACGGATGACGTCATGGGCCATGTTCCCGCGGTTCGTCAAGTTCAGCCACATCTCGGCGTTGTCCTCCTTCTGGGTCTCATCATAGACAAAGTCCTTGATCTCCTTGACCGGCTTCCAGGCTCGGGTGTTGCGAATTTCCTTACAACACTGGTCACGGTAACGACGGTAGCCATTACGGTACGCCTGTTTCAGAAGGAAAATGAGGAGCTTCTGGTACGACGTGGCGTCCTTCTCGATGTCCATATCCACGTCAGGGTTCTCGACCATAGGCTTGTTGAACATCTTGTACTCGGCGTCATTTTCAATAAACTTATTGACGATGGCTTTGTAGCACTCCTTGAAGCGCTTGATACGGCGCTCAAAGGTCATCGGGTTCGCGTTGATGTCCTGGGTCTCAATCTTACTGATCTCGAGCAGTTCGGCCCTGGCGAGCATGTAACCACAGATATCGATAATGCGACGTTTATTCACCTGGAGGCGCTCGAGATCCTCCTTGTCGATATCCACGGGGAGGCCGTTCGGATCCCGGTTTGGTGACGCCGGGAGCCACTTGGCCGCGAGTAGTTTGAAAATTTCTTGGCGCTTGTCTCCGTTCTGAAGATCCAGATGGAGATTACGCTCGCATTCTATGAGCTTCTTGTTGAGGTCCTCAGGCGTCCACGAGTTGATTTCTTTCTGGTAGGCACTTCCCTCTGTAGCCTTTTTGGTGGTGGTGGAGCCCTTGGTTGCCATTGATACAACTGGCGGCGACTTTTTTAAGCGGGGGCTGCGATGTGCTGCGGCTCGACTGGGGCCGGGCACGCACACGGCTTGGCCGCCGACAGGCTAGACAGAATTTTGACTAGAATTTTGTTCTGCATTTCCATGCACTGGGCGATTCTCTCAGTCGCATCTTTCAGACCGACCAGGGTCGTGGCGATAGTCTCACCCTCCTCGGTCGCGAGCAGAGACCCAAGAGCCTCGAACATATCCATGCCGTCGTCCATGTCGTCCTCGTCCATCTCCTCCATCTCCTCTTCCTCATCGGGGATTTCCTCAATCTTCATACGAGACATTGTAATATTCTGACAGAAATTAAGACCCTGGGTTTTTCGCAGAGCGGAAACTGGGGGAGGGCGGCAACGCCGCCCGAACTTTTTCGCAACCTATATTAAAATGCCCGGTGGCGGACTTATGCAACTCGTGGCCTATGGTGCCCAGGATACGTATCTTACCGGTCAGCCCAAGGTTACCTTTTTCCAGTCGACCTACAAGCGTCATACGAATTTCGCTATGGAATGCGTCCAGCAGACGGTCAACGGCTCGGGTGGCAACGGTGGCGTCTTCTCCGTGACCCTGAGCCGCTCGGGTGACCTGGTCGGTGATATGTTCATGGTTGCACAGCCGACCCAGTCTTCGTCGGCTCAGCTGACCTCAACCAACTCCAATTACGATATGAATTGGGTCGCTGAGCGCGCCATCGAGCGCGTGGAGCTCTTCATCGGCGGTCAGCTTATTGACCGTCATCAGCAGACGTGGTTCCGCCTGTACGCCGAGGTGTTCCTGGACGACACCAAGAAGATGGACTATGGTCGCCTGTCCTCCTCGTCCGTCGTGAACAATGTCAACCAGACGAGCGTCGGTAAGGTGTACCTGCCGCTGCTGTTCTTTTTCAACAAGAATCCAGGCCTGTTCCTGCCCCTGATTGCCCTGCAGTACCACGAGGTCCGTATCGACTTTATCTTGAGCCAGTACTACTCGAGCTATTTCGGCACGAACGGCATCGAGGTCTGGGCCAACTACATGTACCTAGACACCAACGAACGTGACCGTTTCGCCAAGAACAACCACGAGTACCTGATCGAGCAGGTCCAGCACGTGACTCCTGATGCCGTCGGTGTCAGCTCGGAGAATGCTCCTTCAATTATTCGTCTGAATTTCAACCACCCAGTCAAGGAGCTGATCTGGTGCTACGTGAATAACCAGACGGGTGTGGCCTCGAACCTGAACGCCATGTGGAACTTTAGCTCCAGCACGGCCAATGTGAACGTGACGGTCAACCCCCAGACCCTTCCCCAGAACGGCATGAGCCTCCTGCCGAATCAGGTGGGTGTGCCCCGTCTGTTCGCGCCAGCGCTTCTGGCCTCGAACCTGTACATCAACCAGACTTTCAGCAACGTGGCGGGCGCCTCTATGAGCGTCCAGTCCAACGTCCAGACGGGCAACGTCTTCTGGATCGAGTCTGGCCTGCCCAACTATGGTACGGCCAACACCACCTACGGTTACGAGGTGGGTCCTCTGCACAAGTTCAAGCTGATCCTGAACGGCACTGACCGTTTCGTGGAACAGCCAGGCAAGTACTTTAACCAGTACCAGCCGTACCAGTATCATTCGGGTGCCCCTTACCCGGGCATCTATGTGTACTCGTTCGGCCTCAAGCCGGAGGAACTCCAGCCCAGCGGCACCTGCAACTTCAGCCGGATCGACATGGCCCAGGTGGCCGTCAGCCTCAAGTCGGGCATGGGGGCCAACCTGTCCCAGAAGATGTTTGCGGTCAACTATAACGTCCTCAAGGTGGCGTCGGGTCTTGGCGGCCTCGTGTTTTCGAACTAGTTTCCCTAGAATTTTTTTCTTGAGTACTAGTACAAATGGCCGGTGGACTTATGCAGCTCGTTGCTTATGGCGCTCAGGATGTGTACCTGACTGGGCAGCCCAAGGTTACCTTTTTCCAGGCGGTGTACAAGCGCCACACCAACTTTGCGATGGAGAACATCCAGCAGACGGTGAACGGCACCCCGTCCAACAGCGGCCGTGTGTCCGTGACGATTGCCCGCAACGGCGATCTGGTCGGCAACATGTACGTGGGCCTGATCCCGGTGTCCAACGTGCTGACGTCCAACAACACCGGCTACGACCAGTGCTGGGTGGCTGAGCGTGCGATCGCGGCTGTGGAGCTGACGATCGGTGGCCAGCGCATCGACAAGCACTACCAGGCGTGGTTCCGTCTGTACGCCGAGGTGTTCCTGTCCGAGTCGGACAAGATCAACTACGGCAAGCTGACGACCGGTGCCTCCCCAGCCGCCGATCTCAACAACAACCGCACGTACGTGTACCTGCCGCTGCTGTTCTTCTTCAACCGCAACCCGGGCCTGTACCTGCCCCTGATTGCTCTGCAGTACCACGAGGTCCGCCTGGACTTCGACCTGACCTCCACCTTCTCGTATTACTTCGGCTCCTCCAGCCCGGTGTTCGAGGTGTGGGCCAACTACGTGTACCTGGACACTGAGGAGCGCCGCCGCTTCGCCCAGAAGGGCCACGAGTACCTGATTGAGCAGGTGCAGCACACCGGCGGCGACTCGCTGTCGGGCGCCCAGAACACCGTCCGTCTGTCCTTCAACCACCCGGTGAAGGAGCTGATCTGGTGCTACCAGAACGCCAACCAGGCCGTGGCCACCAACACCAACGGCATGTGGAACTTCTCCACTGGCTGCGCGAACGTGCAGGTGACGTGTAACACCGCCGTGGTCCTGTCCCAGGGCGCGGTCCTGCCCCACCTGATGGGCGCGCCGATGATCACGTCCGCCATCACGGTGAACGGCACCGGCGCCGTTACCACGGCCAACACCGCCGCCTCGGCCTCCTGGATCGAGGAGGGCCTGAACTATGGATCGGCGACTGGCGTGACCCTGGGCTCCCTGGAGGTCGGCCCGATGCGCGACTTCAAGCTGATCCTGAACGGCCAGGACCGTTTCAAGGAGCAGCAGGGCAAGTACTTCAACCAGTACCAGCCGTACGTGTACCACTCCGGCACGCCCTACCCGGGCATCTACGTGTACTCCTTCGCCCTGCAGCCGGAGGAGCACCAGCCGACCGGCACGTGCAACTTCTCGCGTATTGACAACGCCCAGGTGTTCTTCAACCTGAAGAACAGCACGACCAACCTGCTCCAGAAGATGTTCGCGGTGAACTACAACATCCTGCGTATCCAGTCTGGCATGGGCGGGCTCGCGTTTTCGAACTGATTCCTCCCATATTATTGGCTGGTCTGTATATATTAAAATCCAAAACAGGGCTTCGGCCCGGCCTTCGGGCCCAAGAACCTCGAGGTTCTTGAGTTCGAAACGAATTTCAGCGCCCAATAACCTTCCAAGTCCCCTTTAGGGCTGCAAACTCTTCCTCGATGAGGACAGCAGTGTATTCCGGATCAAACTCTGGAGAACAGCAAAACACGTCTATGTAAATCATATTGTTCTCGGGGTATGTATGGGCCGAGAAATGGCTTTCGGACAGGACGAGCACGCCAGTCGTGCCGTGAGGCTCAAATTGGTGAAAGGAACGTCCCACTACTGTGAAACCGGCCCTTTCAGCGATTCGAATCATGATTCTTTCGAGGTGGCGCGACTGCGACACCCACACACCATCGATACGTCCGATGAGGTGCTTCATTTGCCTTGAATATTTAGGCGCTCTTCATTTTATATAGAATTAGACCCATAGCCGCAACCAGGAACAGCAGGCCGAAGAACGGCTGACCGGGGGTCTGGGGCGTCTTGCGAGCCTCGACGAAATTCGCCACGCCCATACCAGCCATCAAGGCGATGAACATAAACACAAAGATTGTGTTAAAGTCCAGCATTTATTATTAGGTACTAAAAAATAATGGAGACTGACCTCGAAGGAGCGGCGCTGATGGCCAAGCTCCGGGAGGAAATGCCTGGGGCGACCATCGATGCCGTCCTGGATGCAGCTCGGATGATCCACGTCAGACGCTCAGCTCGGAGCTTCAAAGCGAGGGAGTTCGAATCCGTCTCACAACTCGTCGGCCATTTGGCAACCCTGAGAATGACTGACGAGGACTTCCACGTACTTGCTGGAATTCTCGTCGAAAATTCAGAAGACTTCATACAGGCCGAGCTTGCACGTGACCTAAACACCATACTTCAGACGGGCGTCCTGAAACTCCTGCTTACATCGGCATCCCGCCTGGATACCCCGACGCGCCGCCGCCCATGGTGTTGCTGCCTGACATCTCCTGATACAGATAGATGAGGTACAGACCCACGAAACCCATGGTCAGAGCACGGAAGATCCACGATGCGTACGTACGCTTGGCCGGATCGAGGAACTCCTGAACGCTGAAAAGGATCAGAGCGAGTCCGAGGGTAGCGAGCAGAACAGCGTTGGCCATTTAGTAATTGGGCACATTTTTATTCAGTGCGCCCGCTGGACGTGGTTATATTTCGTGTTAAAATTAGTGATGAACTTCGCATACCTGGATCCGAGGAGCCTGCTCGAGACGGTTCTGATACCACCCATGGAGCCCATAGACCCGGTGCCGTGTGAACTTGACGAGTCTTGGAAGGACCTCGGTGAGACACTCACGAATTTCAAACGTGAATACGCGAGGGTCAGGGCGGACCTGGCGATGCGCCTCGCCGAACTCAATGAGAAGAGGGATGAAACGAGTGTCATCAAACTTATGCTCGAGAACGTCAACTCACAGGACTTAAAGGAACGGCTCGAAAGTATGTTAGACGACTACGAGAACGAACAAAACCTGCAGGGACTCACAAGGGAATGTGGTGAACTCACCGGACGGAGCCAGGCGATGAAGAAGATCCTTCAGGACACGGACCCCGAAAGGTACGCTCGATTTACTTGCTTTGTGTGCATGGACCGCCATATTGACTTGTTCATCGACCCTTGTGGCCACGTCATCTGCGAGCCGTGTTGGGTCCGGACCCAGAACAAGGCAACCTGTCCAGGTTGCCGGGCGCGTATAAACGGTACGAAAAGAATCTTCAGTATGAATTGAGGACCTTGTAGCTCAGTTGGATAGAGTGCGGGCCTTCTAGTCTCTCGACCTTGTAACTCAGTTGGTTAGAGTGCGGGTCTTATGTATGTGAAGAGCGAGCCCGAAGCCGCGGGTTCGAGCCCCGCCAAGGTCAGACCTTGTAGCTCATCTGGAAGAGCGTCAGACTGAAGATCTGAAGGTGACGTGATCGACACACGTCAAGGTCAGCGGTTTCATAGTATAATGGTTAGTACACGAGACTCTGAATCTCGTAATGGGAGTTCGATCCTCCCTGGAACCTTGGAGCTGAGCACACCTCCCTAAACTGCTCATCTGACCTTAGCTCAATTGGTAGAGCGAAAGACTGTAGTCGTTAGTAATTATCTTTAGGTCGCTGGTTCGATTCCGGCAGGTCAGACTCGGTGCTCCTGTAACTCAGTTGGTAGAGTGTGAGGCTGTTAACCTCAAAGTCGCAGGTTCGAAACCTGCCGGGAGCGTTTTTTTAGGCGGCGCGAAGGCACTACTTCGCTTCCCCGCTTAAAAAATCGCAACTTCGATAAACAATATGAAAGCAAAAATCCCTAGTGCGCTCCGAGAGCAAGTATGGCTCTTGTGGTGCGGAGACAGGCTCTTTAAACACAAGTGCCTCGTGACGTGGTGTGAAAACGTCATGACGCCCTTCAGCTTTGAGGTGGGCCACAATTTACCAGAAAGCAAAGGCGGCCAGACCGAGCTCGACAATCTCCGCCCTATTTGCTCCAAGTGCAACAGGTCTATGGGTGACGAGTACACGATCGACGAGTTCTCGGCTCTTTCGCGCCGGACCCACACGCACCTCTGGGAGTGCTTCAAGTACTCAGGTGACGCATCTTAGCCTGCGTCTTTTTCTGGAAAAACATGAAAATAAAGACGAACAGGGGCAGAGACCGAAGCTCGCCATTCGTCGAGTGCTCGTACTTGTACCAGCCGTCGGCCGGGAAGGGGATGTTCTTTATGACGTGGCGCATCAGAAACACCAATGCGCCAATCACACCAAACTGAGCACAAACCTCCAGGAAGATGCGCATGCGCGACTTGGACTGGTCAAGCTCTGGGGTGATGCGGTCCAGTGCCATGGACACACAGAAAGCCAGTGCGAAACAAATGGCACCGACCCACGCGCTTCCAGCGGTTCGCATAACCGGCAGCATCTTAATATTGACTGATAAAATAGTGATGCCCGAATTTAGAGGATTTATGACTTGGACCTGGGAAGGGGACCTGTGTGCGCACGTAACGCTCAAGGTTAAGGATTACGTGCCGACCACCATCGAAGACCTCGACGACATCATAAATGACCTACGGATCCAGTCGCGCTCTATGATCATCATGGTGGACCTGGCAGGTGCGAACCCATTCTGTCACGAAGTCCGACAGATTACCAAACTCATCCTTGACGTGTTTGAACACACCAAGAATGACGCACTTTTGGAGCAAATTCAGTTCCACCACGCCGGGTTTCTGGTCAGGAGCTTCTACCGTCCTATCAGTATGATGCTCCCGAGTTACGTCCGTGACATCATTGTGTTCGTTTAAATAAAAGAAACCGTCACATTTATTATTAAGACATGGCAGACCTCCTCGTGTTTTACCCCCAGGGGCCTCATCTCATCATCGAGTTCCTGGGGGACAAGTATATCGAGCGCCAACCAAAGACCGTCGCCGAGACGACGGCATTCATGGACTCGGTCAAGCCCATCATCGACCAACTCGATGCGTACGTCGAAAAACACGGACTGACTGAGATTATCGAGTTGAACCTGAAGGGTGTCCCTATTTCCAAGTTGAAATCGGACACGGCCACCCACCTCCTCAAGCTCATGGTTGAACTGCGTCCAGACAAGGGTCTGCTTCAGAAGATCCGGATCACAAACTCGAACCCCGTATTCAATATGATTTACAAGGGGGTCAAGAACTCGTTACCCGTACGGATCACGTCCATCGTCGAGATTGTCGAGGATGACAAATTCTTCTGAGTCTCCAAAATTTTAGAGACAAATACAAAGATGCGGGACGATTCATGGCACGATAAAGAGGAAGAATTTCTGAACAAAATTGAGCGTCAGTGTAATGCGTACGCCAACCACTTCAGCAAGGACTATCAGTATTACCATAACCTGTCATCTAGGTTTAATATACCTATCTTGGTCATATCGTCCTTCAACGCCTTGTGCGCCATTTCACTGAATGACTTTTTGGCCCAAAGATACGTCAGTATCCTGAACGCCGTTTTGTCAGCCGGGACGGGTGTGCTCGGCTCGGTCCAATTGTACATGAAAATTAACGAAAAGATGACGAATGCGACTCGGTCCCAGATGCTCATGAGACGACTTGCCCTCAAGATCTCAAAGGAGTTGAGCGTCGATCGTGCGACTCGGACGACTGACGGTCAGGTCTTTTTACAAGAGTGCTTTGGAGAGTTTAACGCAGCTCTCGAACAGTCGAACCCTATCGAGAAAAAGCTACAGAACTACCTGGCCCTCGGTGAGACTCCACCGGTCGTCCAGGGTGTCCGGTCCTTTATGAGCTTGGCGGCGGCTCTGTCCCCCAAGAAGGCGTCATTCGACGACGACCAGTCTATTATTTCAAGGGGAAAGTTGCAACGTCTCGAGGAGCCTCGCGCCAGAACACTTTGGGATCGGATTCAAAGAGTTCAAAGAGGCGACGATTTTCGTCAAGAATTCGGGACTCCTCAGCATCAGAGCGATTCAAGCCCGGCGGGAGAGTCTCCAAGAGAACGGGGACTAGAGCCATGAGTTCCGGGTTCTTCAGGCGAGCCACCATAAACCCAATATCGATATCGAGGCCCTCTTCAGTCCGGAGCCAGTAGTGCTCACACGCCTCCTTCGTGTCTTCGATGACACAATACCCTTTGATCATACGGGTCTGGATACCCTTCTGATCAAGGGCCTTTTTCAACAGGGCCACGTGGTGAACCACGGCGCCTCCGACGCGGTGGACTTTCAGACGCAAAGCCAGGCGGGTCACAATCTCGTCGGCCATTCTTCCTACTCTTATAACATTTTATTTCCTTATGTTAGATGGCAGGATCGGCCCTTATGCTCGTGCTTGGATTCTTGATCGCCGTGGCGGTCATAGTTTTCCTGTCGAACGCGGCGCCCTCGAAGCCCGCAGGCGGAGGTGCAGGTGGGATGCCCGCAGTCGACGCGGTCGGGTCCCCACAAGCCGCACCCGACGGGGGGGTTGGACCCAGCACGGATGGGACCACGGGTGGTGCGTCGACGGATGGGACCACGGGTGGGGCCGGTGCGGGCGCTTTGGCGGCCCAAACCTACGCTCCTGCCAGCTCATCCAACAAAGACACTTTGAAAAGTGGCGAGACGCTCGCGGAAGGTGCGTCTCTCACGAGCAAGAACGGTAAGTACGTTTTTACGTACGAATATGGAGCGGCCGTCGTCAAGAGCGGGAACTTTACGATGTGGACCTCGCCCGGGAATCTGACACCAGGGGGTGTCGTGAAGATTACGGCTGACGGAAACATCGGCATTTTTCCTTCACAATACAGCGTGACGCCCACCGGGTGGTCTTCAGCGACGGCAGGTCAGGGGACCCAGCCCTATTCTCTCGTGATGAAAGATGATGGCCGTTTGCTACTCTTTGACTCGAGCCCTATGGTGATATGGAGCGCTCCAGTCACCATGCCTCCGGTCGGCGTCGACTGTCTCATGGGTGATTGGGGAGGGTGGTCGGCGTGCTCCAAGAATTGCGGTGGGGGTGTCCAGACACGCAACAGGTCCATAATTACTCCTTCAAATACAGGCGGCAAGGCGTGTGGTGAGACGACGGAGACGCGCCCGTGCAACACCGACCCCTGCCCGGACTGTGCGTTCAGCTGGACACCCTTCGGTCAGTGCGTCACGCAGAGCCCGTCGACTGGCGCGGGTAAGAAGCAGTCTCAGTTGCTCGTCTCGAGCCCGTCCGGTCCGGGGGGTGCCGTTTGCCCGGATCCCAACTCGAACATCGAGGACTGCGTCAACTGCGTGTTCAGTCCATGGAACCCGAGCGGTGAGCTTTCAGCTCAGGCGTGTAACCAGACGACCGGCCTCAAGTCCCAGTCTCGGACTATCACAGTGCCTGCGTCGGGTGGTGGGACGTGTACCGAGCCTCTGAACCGCCAAGAGGCTTGTGCGGTCGACTGCAAGTTGAACCCGTGGCCCAAGACGTGGTCGGCCTGTGAAAACAAGGTGAATGGCGTCGGCAAGAACACTCGGACGACGACGGTCAAATTTCAGCCGAAAAATGGGGGCAGGGCGTGCACGACCGCTTCGGGCGTACTCACGGGGACCCAGACCTGCGACTCGAGCGGCAACTGCACGGAGACGCGCCCGTGCGGTGATTGCGTCGTGGGCACCACGTACACGTACGGAACTTGCGATCCGGCGACGGGTAAGGCGACCCGTACTCGCGGCGGTGACGTGGCTCCGACCAATGGCGGTGTCGCCTGCCCGGGAGTCACGGACGAAGTGACGTGTGACGTCAACTGCCAGGTGAGCGGATGGACCGAGTTTTCTGCATGCGACATAACGTCCGGGCAGCAGTCTCGTACCCGGACAGTCACGCAGGCGGCCAAGAACAACGGCACCGTCTGCCCGGCGCTCACAGAGACGGCTGCGTGTGATATCGATTGCCAGGTCAGCGCATGGGGTGATTGGGGTGCGTGCTCGAAGAATTGCGGCGGTGGCAAGAAGACTCGCACTCGGACGGTCACACAAGAGAAGAAGAACAGTGGTGCCGAGTGTCCTGCGCTATCGGAGGAGGCTGACTGTAATACACAGAGTTGTTCGGCGGACGTCGTTGGCTGGGCTCATCAGTTTGGCACCATCGGCAACACAAGCGGCGCCCCACAGTTGTGGTATCAGAAGAATGGAACTACATCGGATGTCACATTGCGTCTTCGTGACGTGACGAACGCCACAGTGCCAGCCCTACAATTGACCATAAATGGCGCCCCGTACGCATGGCCCGATGTGTATGCACAATTTGGTTCGGCGTACACTGGGACTGTCGCATTGGAAATGAGAATTCCAGCAGTGTTTTGGGGTATGAATGTCACTTGGCGCGAGGTGGCTCGCAAGGACGTGGTTAACGCGAGCGGTGTGACTTTTGGTGGTGTGCAAGTCGGCGCCGCTGCAACGCCTCCTCCGCCTCCTCCGCCTCCTCCGCCTCCTCCGCCTCCCGTGACCTATTCGAACTACATGAGATATGGGTTGTTTGGTGGCGGTGGCGGTTCGGACATCCGCCTCAAGTCCAATCTTCGCAAGACTGGCCGCAAGATTGCTACACTCGATGAGTATACATGGGAATGGAACAAAATTGCACATCAAATTGGGGTCTCGGCGGATCCCACGACTGGTGTCATCGCACAGGAGGCCATGGCAGTGTATCCGGACGTCGTCTTCACTGGCCCGCACGGTTATTTTATGGTGAACTACGATCGCCTCTGGGCCATAAAAGAATAACCCCCCTAGTTAATAAGATGACGGACCCCATTCTCGCCCCTTCAACGGCCCGTTTCACAACCTTTCCTATACGGTACCCCGACCTTTGGGCACTGTACAAGAAAGCTATAGGTTCCTTCTGGACCGTCGAGGAGATTGACCTCGCAGCGGACCTCAAGGATTGGGACCGCCTGAACGACTCCGAACGGCATTTCATCAAGATGGTCTTGGCCTTCTTCGCCGCTTCAGACGGAATTGTCATGGAAAATATCGACCTCAACTTTTCAAAGGATGTCCAGATTGCCGAGGCCCGGTCGTTCTATTCGTATCAGTCGTTCAACGAGTCTATCCACTCCGAGACGTACTCGCTCATGATCGACAAGTTGGTACGGGACCCAGAGGAGAAGGCGGGGCTGTTCCGGGCCATAGAGACGTCACCGGCAGTTAAGAGAAAGGCGGAATGGGCCATGCGATGGATGAGTCCGGACTCGCCTTTTGCGCAGCGGCTTGTGGCTTTCGCATGCGTGGAAGGCATCTTCTTCTCGGGGTCGTTCTGTGCTATATTTTGGCTCAAAAAGCGTGGCCTCATGCCGGGCCTGTCGTTCAGCAATGAACTCATCAGTCGGGATGAGGGTCTCCATCAGGAGTTTGCCGTGACCCTGTATCACAATTTGCAAACTAAATTGGACTCGCTGAAAATTCAGGAGATTGTCCGTGAAGCGATGGACATCGAACGTCAGTTTATAGTGGACGCACTGCCATGCAAGCTCATCGGTATGGACTCGGATGAAATGACCCGGTACATTCAGTTTGTGGCTGACCGTCTATTGGCACAGCTGGGTGTAGGCCCCATTTTTGGTTCGCAAAACCCTTTCGACTGGATGGAGAGCATCTCGTTGGAAGGGAAGACCAATTTCTTTGAGAAAAGGGTCGGGGACTATTCAAAGCATATGATTGCTGAAGGGGACGGGATTCGGTTTAACGAGGAGTTTTAGCCGAGCCACCCATAAGACGGGCTATCGCCCCCTCGTATTCGGTCGGCGGACCGCGGTGAGACCCGGGGCCGCGGGGAGACCCGGGGCCGCGGGGAGACTCGTTTGCGCCGCGGGGAGACTCGGGGCCGCGGGGCGAGCGGCCTGGTTGGTACCCTGATGAGAGTGGCACGAGGAGGCGCATCAGCAGAGTCGCAAGCAGCACGAACACGACGGCGTGCAGGGCCACACCCTTGAGGGTCGCGAGGCCGTCAGCGCTGGCGACCCAGCTGCCCAGAACGCCACGGGTCGCCTTGTAGGTTGCGGGGTGAGCGACGGCGACATAGGCCACGAACGGGATAACCTGGAAAGCGCTCATTTACTCTGAGCCGAGAAAATTACGCTGCTGGAGGTGCTCGGCCTCCTGATCCTGTTCCACGCCACGGCTCTTGAAGCCTGAGCGGCGGGACAGAAGGAACGAGACGAGCAGCAAATATACCAAAGCATGAAGCAGAAGGCCTGGAATAGTCGCCAGGCCCTCTGGTCCTGCAACCCAGTCACCGAAGATCCGACGCGTCGTCTTGAACGCAAACGGGCTCGCCAGGACTGCGAATGTCAGGAGCTTTATCAACATCGTACTTGTTATTTAGGTGGTTTATTTTTTGGGCATACCGGACGGCCCGAGGATGGAGCTCAGGAACGAGCGGGGGGCTGGGGCTGGGACACCCGTCGAAGGGGTCATGGGTGCGCCTTCAGCCACCACTACTGGATATAGGTCGTCTGAACCGGCCGCTGGGTGGAACGACGCCATTTTGGAGTCAAATTCCTCAATCTCGCTCAGGTTCGCCATGTCCAGATCCATCGAGAACTTGGACTTGCGGGGCAGGAGGCGCATGACGGCCGTGACCAGCAGAACCAGGACGACGGCGTGCAGGGCCAGGCCCGCCAGAGTCGGCAGACCCTCTGAGCTGGCGACCCAGCTGCCTGCGACAGACCGGACCGCTTTATAGGTGGCGGGGTTGGCCACGATCAGGTACGCGGCGAAAGGTATGGCGGTGAAAGGCAAAGCCATTTATATTAAGTCAGGAAATTAGTTTTAGACGTCAGGGACCGTCTTGGTGAAACCACCCTGGTTATTTTTAGAATAAAGAGAGTTATTGGCCTTGCGCCAGTTGGGTGAGTTGACGCTGGTGCGCACGACCCTGATGTAATTGGTGCTGTTTCCGAGACGTTTATAACCACCAAGACCGTTGGCGTTGGTGTTCTGATTGGCCGGGGCAAAGTTATTTTTGGAGGGTCCACTTGGAGGGAGTGGCTGCCCCACACCCGCTCCACCCAGCGGTGCACCGTTAGCGGTGCGTAGCCATTTGTTGTATTTGTTGTTTCCAGTTAGGTAATTAGTAAATGGTCTATTTTTGAGTCGGTTATTAGCTGCACGCAGTTCACGTAGTAATTTGGCGGCGGTTGCTTCGTTCATGGCGGGACCGAAGCGGTTGATTCTGTTCTTGTAAATTCTCTTACCATACTCTACCATAGCATTGATATTAGTAGCGGCCACATTCACCGCCTTGGCTGCTGTAGTCTGCGGGACGCGACCGGCCGCTGCCGCCACAATGGCCGCGTGCGCCTTCTGAAACTGGGTCGCAATTGCCTTTTTGAAAATGTTGGTAATTGAGCGACCATTGTTGGTCTTGGTATTGTTCATC